AGGTTGTTGGTGTTGACGCCGTAGGAGAGGAACGATGGCGGCGCAAGGTTCGACAGCTCAGACACGCTCAGGCATGGCGTGAAAGTCCGCCCGTCCGCGCGCGTCGCCGGTGTGTGGATCGGGCTGGGGCCTGTCCACGCTTCTGCGCACTGGTAGATGAACCGACCAAATGAACCCGAGATCGCCGTCGAGGATGTGACGCGCGCGAGAATGAGCGCCGACTCGACACCGAACGTGCGCGGATCAAACTCCCGCGCGACGGTCGCGATTTGCCGCTCATTGCGCTTGATCTCTTGGATCACGGGATGATCACTCCTCGGAGGGTTCGATCGCGGAAGTTGTTGTCACCGGCAAAGATCAGGTTGAAGTCAATCGACGGCCTTGGAATCCGCTGCCAAATGACGGTCTTCACGTTCGAGCCAAGCCAATTCACGCGGCCATCCGCGCCGGTTTCCGCCACCTGGTCGTGGTGCGCGAGTTCGTCCCACAGAAAATCAATGTTCGCCTCGAAGTAAGGCAACGTCATTGGCGAGAGGAGGAAGCCTTCACAGATCACCTCGCCCGCGGCGAATCCAGCGAACGTCGCGCTGTTGATGCAGCCGACATACGCAAGCAGTGTCTGCGCTACGGCGTCCATGTAGTACGAAGATCCTTGCGAAGCGTCCTGCGTGATCTTCAGCTTGAACCGCAGCTGAGGAATCTGCTCGGAAAGAGTGGCACCAGCGCCACCGATCGCCGTTCCGCCGATGTCGGCTGAGCTGTTTGAGCCGGGCGGCGGTACAACCGTCCAACCTGTCCGGTACTGCTTGGCCGTCCTGACAGCCGTTTGATACGACGTGCTCGAGGGGAAGATGACTGAGTTGGTCTTGATGTTGTCGGCGTAGTTGTGTGCCGTGTACGTGATCGTTGTCGTGAGCGTTCGACCCGACGAGTCAGGCCGATGGTCGATCGACGAACAGCGCAAACCCGCCATGTTCCGGTTGTTAATGGATGGCGTGCCCGTGATGTACGACGCCATCGGGTGCGGAATGATCAACTGGGTACGCATCACGTTTGGGTCGGTCTGGAGATTGAACGTCCCGCCGTCTTTGCGCCTGACCCGGATCACCTCGACGAAACTCGAGTCCGTTCCGTAGGTGCTCTCCTTGAAATGGCGGCTCTCTGTGTGCCACTCGTAGGTGGTTGTTGAATTCTGGAACGCCATTACATGAGCCTCCCGATGATCACTCCCAGTTGCTCTACCTTCGCGCTGAAAGACCCGAGCGCAGCGTCGATGAACGAGATTTCCCCGCGCATCCGCTCTTGCTCGAGCACGCGCAGTTGATCAGCGATGGTCTTGGCGAGCGCCTCATCGTCGGTTGTCGCGAGTTGCCCGGTCAGCATCGACTCTTGGATGCCCTTGCCCCCGAAGTACGCGCCCGCTGTGGCGCTCGCCTGGCTGAGCGCCGTCGACAGGCGCTCGAGGATTCCCGGCCCTCCCTGATCCATCCCCAGTTGGCCTTGGCGGAAGGCGTCGATCATCCCAGGCCTCTTGGCAGCCGCTTGGGCGTCGGCCTCGGCTGAGGCCATGAGGCGCAACATCTGAGAGTTGATCGCGAACGATTGTTCGCCGCTCTCGCGGAACTTTTGGAAAGCGTCGCCCGCGCCCTTCGTCATCGCGGCCATCGCCTCGACGTTCGCGCGCGCCATCATGGCGAGCGCCGCCGGTGCAGCCAGTGCCAATCCGGCACCGCCCATACCGCCTAGAAGGCCCGCTGCGGGGCCGAGTTTCCCGACCCCTCCTAGGAAGGCCGTCCCCTTCTGAGCGTTCAGGCCGAATCCTCCGGCTGCTGCGGGCCCGCCTTGCTTGGCAAGCTTCTTCTGCAAGGCGGCCATCTTGTACTGGATGTGCCGCACGCCAGCGTCGACGTCGCGCGTGTCGACGGCAACCGGGATCGATAGGGTTGGGAGCTTAGATGCCACGGAGAGCCTCTGCGATCGCGTCGCGCACGTAATCGTCGGCCTTGGGTGCCCACTGGCGATGCGTGTCGGTCATGTAAAGCCGTCGGCCTATGAGCCTGCCCAAGTTTCGTTTGCCCTTTCCCTTTCTCCAATCGCGCCGGTAGGAGAAAGGCACGAATTTCGGCGCTGGGTTCCGGTTCCACAGACGCACGGGCTTCTTGGGCGTGCCGTCGGCCTTGATGCCTTTTTGCCACACCCGGAATCCGACATCCCAAAAGTGGGAGCGCCAACCTACCCGTACTCCGTCGCGACGAACGCCGACGCCAGCCCACAACACACGCCCGCGCTTGTAACTCTTCACCTTGACGGTCATATCGCGCCGCGTGTCGCGGTCTTGCGAGAGCACGCGCCGACGCGCGGCGGTCACGACGCGACGCCCCCACTTACGCAGGCCCACGCGCGCCGTCTTCATCCGCACCTTGGGAGGAAGCCGGAAAAGCGCCTTGCCGAGCGCTCGCGCATCGACTTTGATTTTGAGCCTTGCGCCGGTCGATCTCACGACGTATGCCCTCCCAATCGGGGATGTCGAGATAGATGTTCAGCGCCGCTGCGCTGAGCTTCTCGAGCGAGTCGCACCTGATTCGATCGAGGGCAGCGCGCGCGACTTTCCGCGCGCCCTCACTCAGTCCCGGCCTTCTCCAAACAGCTTTTCGATGGCCTGCCCTACCTCGAGCACCCGCGCACCGTCGGCGTTGAGCACCCGCTCGATCGAGTCGAACGCCGGAGCGCCTGTCTCGTCGAGAAGATGACGCCACACCAAATGCACGTACAGCCGGTTCGGAGTCTTCGCGGCGACGTCGGTAGCCTCGATGACGTCGGCAGCGCTCGGACGGCGCAGCTGGACCGTGCCGAATGAAAGTTCGGCTGTCGTGTTCCTGAGCATGAGTGCATCGCGAATCATGCGATCGTCACCGTGCCTGTGAACTGGAGTTCAAACGATGCGCGGAGAAGATCGTTGGTGCCAGCGGTCGACGAGAACGAAGACACGAAGGCGTTTCCTGTGATAGTCATGCCGGTGTCCATCGTCACGACAACCGCGCGCGAAGTCGGGCTCACAGAATCGCTCTCCATGGCCGCCATCGCAGCGTCGCCCTGGTCGTAGAAGCACTCGCCGCTGAGCGTGCTCGTGGCTTGACCGGCGACGTACGACTTGCGCTGATCGTTGATATCTGCAGCGTCCAACATGTCGGTGTTGTGGGTGACCGTGACAGAGAGCAGACCTGTACAAGCCTGCGCGTTGTAGCTGAGCGCTGCGTTTCCGGATGATCTCGCTGGCATGGGTTACTCCCTGTAGTAGATGGTGAATTCGGAGACTGCCTCAGCGGGCTGCGCTTCGTCGCCCTCGCCGCTTGGCTGTGCCTCGAGTCGGTGGCCTTGGTACAGAATGGCGTCAAGATTCAAGCCGCCGTAACTGCCTGGGGTGCACGTCGAGCGCACCTTGGCCGCTATCGCGATGGCGTCGACAGCCTCGACGGCAATGCTCCGCACCTCAACGGTGGCCATGCGCGTACCGCTCGAGGAAGTGCCGACCGACGGGATAGAGCCTGGCTCTACGCCTGTCACCTCGAAGGTCACCGCCGGTAGTTCGGTCTGTTGAAGTCTGAAACCGTGCGTCACCCGCGCGTCAGGCACGCCGTTCGGCGACGCCGACAACGTGGTGCTGTTCACGAGCATCGCGCGTACCGCTTCCTCGAGGCTCATACGACCTCCTCGCAGGAGATGACTGCCACGCGGTCTTTCTCGTCAAGGTTCGTGATGGATTGAATCCGCAGCGTCCTCGATCGAACCAACAGCCGATCCGTTTCGCTGATTCCGAGCGCGCGCGTGGTGTTCCATCGCGCGCGCACCTCCCATTGCCGAATGACTGCCACGCCGTCGGCGTACGCGCGTTCGTCTGCGCTGTCCGAGCGGAGATCGCAGCGGAACTGAGCGCCCGACGTCCACGTATCGACGCGCTGCCCGAGCGCGTCGCGCGAGGCGCTTGGTTTCTGCAGCGTTGCAAGAAAACGCAGTCGCCCAGCGGAGATCATCGGATCGGACTCCTATGCGAATAGGCCGCGATGATGTGCTTGTAGCTGAGCGGCACCTCGGCGAGCGACGCCACGCTCGAAGCCTCGGGGTTGTTGTACCACGCACCGACGAGCGCCACGATGCACTGTTGAAGCGCCTGCGGAACGAGCGCGTACCCGGCTGTGTAGGTCACGATTGGTTGCGTGTTCTCCTTCACGACCACGCTGGTATCGAACTCGAGAACGATCAGCTCTTCGTCCTGGCGGATGAACCACTCATCGACCGGGAGAGTCTGTGTGACGTTCGCCGCGTCTTTGTAGGTCACGCTCGTGACTGCGGTCACCGGCGAATTGCGGAGCATCGTCCGCTTCCAAGGCACGATGTTCTCGGTGAAGGTTTGGGAACGCAGGCGCGTGCCGGTTTCCTTCTCGATGAGGTCTCCTGCCGCAATGCA